GGTGCGATGGCTTATGCGCTCGGCCAGATGCCGCGCCCGACCCAGCTCGAGGATGGAGACTACGACTTCATCACCGGCATGGGCATCGAGGCGCAGTACGGAGTTGGCAAGATTGCCAAGGCGCCGCAGTCGGTGTCCGGCGCAACGGTCGGCGATCTCGTCGATTGGGGCATGGTGACCGGCTTCGTGTCCGGCGTCGCGAACGCCTGATCCAATTGAGCCGCCTTCGGGCGGCTCTTTCCCTTTTCACTCATCTGGAGATGGCTAAATGACCACTCGCACGGACTTTTCCCAGCCTCAGGCTGGTCTCTTGGGCGCTGCCCGCAATATGAAAGCCTATGGCCGTCGCGTCACCATGCAGGCCGGCGATCTGACCACCGGCAACGTCGTGGAAGCGTTCACGGTGCCCGCCGGTTTCACGGTCACGGGCATTATCGCGGTCGCTTCCGACATGGACACGAACGGCTCGCCCACGCTGGCGCTGTCCGTTGGTGATTCCGGCAGCAGCACGCGCTTCCTGTCCTCGTCAACCGTAGGGCAGGCTGGCACATCGACGCAGACCGTCGCATCGACGGGCTTGCTGTACGCCTACACGGCGGACACCAAGATCCTCGTCACCGCGACCACTGGTTCTGCGACCGCCGCGGCCGGCACGCTCGACCTGTATCTCACCGGGTTCGTCGCCGGCTGAACCATTTGCCTGCCGGTCGCGTTTGATCGGCAGGCAATCCATTGGAGGATTTTGCAATGCGCAAGGCAACCGCGACTTACAACGCTCCCGAGGGCGACAACAAGGTCGTCGAGATGGGCGGCGTGACGTTTTTCGACGGTCAGTCGGTCGAGCTCAACACTGACGAGCACGATCACATGATCAACAAGCTCAAGAACAATCCGCACTTCGATATCGAGATCGGCGAGGAGCAGGCGAGCGAGAAGCGGCGCGGGCGTCCGCCAAAGAACCGCGATCTCAAGGCGGGTATCGAGGAAGCGCGCGATCACGATTTCGAGGCCGATCGTCGCGACAACATGGCCGGCCGCAAGGATCAGGCTCCCGCGAAGGGTGAGGGTGATCAAAACCCTGTCGGCTTCACCGGCACATCGCCCAAGCCGAGCCAGCCGGCGCCCGAAAAGGCGTCGGCCGAATAGCCGACTACCTGAGACAAAAGGGCCGCTTTCGAGCGGCCTTTTTCATGTGAGGGCCGATGTCAAAAACCCGCGCTGAGATCCAGAAAAAGGCACTCGACATTCTCGTCGGCGGCGATGTCGGCGCGAGCATGTCGGACGAGGACGCGACCACGCTTGACGGGTATATCGATAGCGTTGTCTCCGAATTGAACGCCGATGGAACGACATACATCGGCGACGCAGACGATCTGGATGACGCGCTGTTCATTCCTTTCAGCAAGTTGGTTGCGAATGCTGCGGCAGAGGAATTCGGCGGTAAGTCGGATGAGACCATGGCGCAGCAGCAGCGCAACCGCATCCGTGTGCTGACCCGACAAACGGCCGGCTACGGGCCGCAGCAGGTCGAGTTCTTCTAAGTGCCGGGGCTTTACGATGACCTGTTCCGATCTGCAGATCGCTCTCCCCAGCCGGGGCTCTACCAAGGGCTCATGCGCATGTCTGACGACATCGAAGATCGGCGAGGGCCGAACGGTGGGACTTCTCCGGATATGACACCTGAATGGAAGAACTTGCCGGGGTCGCTAAATGCTCTGGCAGTTAGTATGGGCAACTATCTATTCGGAACTCCAATGATACCTGAGGCTCCTGATACGCCGTTGAGCGATGCGCTGGGTAAGCGAGATATCCGTATTGTGCCACAGATCAACAGCCGGAGCCCGCTGGACCGAGCTATTGATGATGTGAGCGACGGCATCTCTATTTTCATGCCTCCTGGCAGGAAGCTAGGGACCGACATCCCGTTCACTCAACGTAAGTTTTCGGACGGATTGTTCTAAGGTGCCGACCGTCGAAATTCCCTTCCCACTGTCATCCTCTCCGGGTGCATCCGGTCAGGAGAGTGCGGGCAGACTGCGAAACTGTTATGCCGAGCCTCTAGGGAAAGACGTTCGCGCGAAAAAGGGCTACGCGCCTCCCGCCGTGGTGTGGCGCAAGTGTCCGGGTCTATCGTTGTTTGCTGACTCAGCGGAAAGCGGCTTTCGTGGCGGACTTCTCGTCGGGAGCGCGCTCTACGCGGCTTGGTCAGGCAAAGCAAGCACTTTCGATTCCTCAGGTACTGAAACGGTCCTGTCAGGCACGTTGAACGGAACGGAAAAGGTATTCTGGGCTCGGAACAACAAGTCTCCGACGCCTGACGTGGTTTGCGTCGCTCCCGGCACTGGCGCGTTCTCGGTCACGTCGAGTGCTGTTTCGTCTTTCGCTGACACGGATGTCGGCACGCCGAACAGCGTCTTCGACATGGACGGCTATTTCATCTTCACTTATGGCGACGGGACGCTCCAGGCTTCCGGCTTGAACGATGTCACGATTGCCACGACCGATAAGACAAAGGAGCAGGCTAAGCCTGGCGGTTTGACGAGGGGCCTTCGGTTCAACGGCCAGGCCTATGCGTGGGGTCCGACGTTCGGCGCGGTCTACAGCAATACGGCGCAGCCGGTAGGCTTCCCATTTACGCGCTCATACGTGATCCAGCGCGGATTGCTCAGTCCCTACGCTGTCGCAGGCCATGAGGATGGGTTCGGTTCGGCTCTGATCTGGGTCGCAGATGATAACAGCGTTGTTCGGCACAATGGAACGCCGAACCCGTTGAAGATTTCGCCGCCGGATCTTGACCGGAAAATTGCCGCCGTCAGCGACAAGAGCACGTTGGAGGCCTCAGTCTATATCGCGCAAGGTCATCCGAAATGGGTGATCTCGTGCCCGGACTTCACATGGGAATTCGATCTCGGCAGCCAGAAGTGGAACGAGAGGGAAAGCTATCAGCAGGAGCGTTCGCGCGCCGTCAGCGGCGTCTCCGCGTTCGGTAAGTGGATCACGGGCGACACCGAAGCCGGCCAGCTGATCTACGTGAACGAGCAGGCATATGACGAGGTTGGCAACCCGCTCATTTTCCAGATCGAAAGCGGTCCCGTTCTGAACTTCCCCAACCGGACCAAAGTTGCGCGAGCAGACTTCAATTTCGTGGTTGGTGTCGGCCAAGACACAGGCACGGATGATCCCACCGTTGGAATCTCATGGTCCGATAATGGCGGGATTTCGTGGAGCCAGGAGTTCATTCGCAAGCTTGGCCGACAGGCGGAGCCGCAGCGGATCACGATGCTGCGGACTGGCATGACAGGTGTTCAAGGTCGCCGCTGGCGCTTGCGGGTATCTGATCCCGTCTATGTAGCGTTCATGGGCGCAACCCAGGACACAGAGGTGAGGCGCAAGTAATGGCAAAGCCTCTTCCTAACCTCGATGTTCCTGTGATCGATCAACAGACCGGCTGCATGACGCAAGCCTGGTACGAGTATTTTCAGTCGCGCAAGGGGCTGGCTAATCTGCCTGACGTTTCGACCACGGCGCCGACGAACGGTCAGGTTTTGACGTGGAATTCTACGACCAAGCTATGGACGCCCGGAGCTAACTGATGGGCCTTTTCTCGATCTTCTCGAATGACGATGCGGAGCAGGCCGCGCGGGACCGCAACGCCGGACTGCAGCAGGGCTATGATGCGCTCTCAGGCCTGTATGGTCAGGGTCGCAACGCGATTACGTCGTCTTACGACAAGGCGGCCGGATACTATGCTCCTCTGATTGCATCTACCACGGCGGGCGCTAACGCCTATGGCGATGCAAGCGGCGCGAACGGGACCGAAGGTCTCGCCAGGGCCATGGACACATTCAAGAATAGCGGCCAATACGGAAATTACGGCTTTGCGCTTGATCAAGGTTTGCAGGCATTGAACCGCACGCACGCGGCGGCGGGCAATCTGAGCAGCGGCAACGCAGACGCGGACTCGATGAAGTACGCAACTGGCCTCGCCAATAGCACATATGGCAGCTACCTATCCGGCCTTCAGCCCTATCTCGGCGCCAACAACGGCGCGGTCGCAGGTGCGTCAGGCGTGGCTACAGGCGAGGGTAACGCACTTAACCAGAGCTATCAGGGGCAGGGCGCCGCTGCGAATGCGAACTTCACAGGCCAAGGCGCGAGCAACGCAGCCGCCGATATGAACAACTACAACGTAGGCAGCAACATCTTTGGAGCGCTTACGAGCCTTGGCGGCCTTGCGCTTGGTGGCCTAGGCGGCATGGGCGGATTGGGCGGCTTGACCGGAGGTTTCGGCGGTACAGGATTTAGTCTCGGACCAACCTCTGTCGGCGGCGCGCCTGTCAGTGGCGGCCTCTTCAGCATGTTCAAGTAAGGGACTGCAATGGCTGATATCGACCAAATCATTGCCGGAGGCGCGGGCGCAAGCTCGCGTGTCGACT